CCGGCGCATCACCGCACCGGACGGTCAGCCGTCCGTCACGGACTATACCGTCCTCGCCGAGCGGGATGGCTGCACGCTCCTGCGCGTCGCGCCGCGCACCGGGCGCACGCACCAGATCCGCGTGCACTTTGCCGCCCTCGGCCATCCGCTGCTCGGCGATGCGCTCTACGGCGGCGAAATGTCCCTGCTCACGCGCCCCGCGCTGCACTCCGCCGCGGCCGACTTTACGCAGCCCGTCACCGGGCAGAGTCTGCATATTACTGCGCCGGTCCCGGATGATCTGCGCGCGTTTGATTTTGAGAGGTACTTATGAAGAAACGCTCCATCACGATCCTGTATAATTCGCCCGTCATCCTCACATTTGCGCTGCTGAGCCTGCTCGCGCTCGGCCTCGGCAAGCTCACCGACGGCTGGACGACGCAAAACCTTTTTTGCGTCTACCGCGCGTCGCTGACGGATTGGCTGACCTACCCGCGCTTTTTCCTGCATGTGCTCGGCCATCCGGACTTCGCCGCCTATTGCAGCAACATCGTGATCCTGCTCGTCGTTGGCCCGATGGCGGAGGAGCGCTTCGGCGGCAAGCGCATCCTGCTTGCCATCGCGCTCACGGCACTCGTGACGGGGCTGGTGCTCTGGTTCTTCTTTCCGAACAGCGCGCTCATGGGCGCGTCCGGCGTCGTGTTCATGCTCATCGTGCTCGCGTCCTTTGCCGGCATGCGCACCGGCACCATCCCGCTCACGCTCATCCTCGTGCTCATCCTCTACCTCGGCGGTGAGATCTTTCAGGCCGTCACCGGCTCTGCCGGTCTCGCGCAGCTCACGCACATCGCAGGCGGCGTGCTCGGCATGATCTTCGGCTTCACGTGGAGCCGCGGAAAGCGCGGTGGACGATGAAACTGCTCGTCAGTGCGTGTCTGCTCGGCGTTGCCTGCCGGTATGACGGCGCGTCCAAGGGGCTCTCTGAGGACGTCCTGCGCGCGCTGATGGCGCGGCATACACTCGTGCCCGTCTGCCCGGAGCAGCTCGGCGGACTGCCGACGCCGCGCGACGCGTCCGAGCGGCAGGGCAGCCGCGTCGTCATGCGTTCCGGCCGGGACGTTACAGACGCCTATGCGCGCGGCGCGCAGCAGGCGCTCGCCCTTGCGCAGCGCTTCGGCTGCACGGCCGCCCTGCTCAAGCAGCGCAGCCCCTCGTGCGGCCACGGGGAGATCTATGACGGCACGTTTACCGGCACGCGCGTTGCCGGCGACGGCGTCACCGCAGCGCTCCTCGGCGCGCACGGCATCCGCGTCTATGGGGAGGACGACATCGCGGAGCTCTTGAACGAATAATTATGTAAACCAAAAGCCCGAAAACAGAATCCTTTTCCGGCAGTCTTAAGCGCAGTCTTGTGAGGCTGCGCTGCTTTTTTTGCGCCGATGGCACAAAAGACTTAAATAATTTGAAATCTCTGCGAAAACCGTTGAAAAATCACAGCCTTCCGTTATAATGAAAACAGTCGAAATCCGCAGAAAACAATGGAGGAGAAAACCATGCGCAAACGCTTTTTGTCCCTGCTGCTCGTGCTTGTCTGCGTGCTGACGCTGGCCGCCGCGCCGGTCGCCGCTGCAGAACCGGACGCTGTGCAGTCCCCGACATCTACGACAGAGCCTGCCGTCCCCACGACGGAGCCGACAGCCCCGGTCGAACCCAGCACCGAACCCAGCCCCGAGCCCAGCCCCGAGCCTACACCTACCGGCCCCTGGTATCAGGCGGCGATGGATTTTGCCTGTGCGCACGGCATCCTGCTCGGTGACGAGCACGGTGATCTGCTGCCGATGGGCAATGCCTCGCGCGCGCAGATGGTCGCCATGCTCGTGCGCGTGTTCGGCTGCACGGCAGGGAAGGACATTGCGTTCTTTTCCGATGTGAACCGGGATGCCTGGTACTATCCGGAGCTGAGCACCGCCGTACAGATGAATATCCTCAGCGGCTACGGTGACGGCACGATCGGCCCGAACCGCAGCATCACGCGCCAGGAGGCGATGTCCGTCTTCGCGCGCGCCTTTGCAGTCTCTGACGGCACGGCTGCAGACCTTCAGTCTTTCCCGGACGCCTCCGGTGTCAGCGGCTGGGCGGTCGCCTCCGTGGCCGGTCTGGTCAGGGCCGGCATCGTCAACGGCGATGATACCGGCCATCTGAACCCCACGGCCAGCATCACCCGCGCCGAGATCGCGCAGATGCTCTATGAGCTCGGCCTGCAGTTTTGCAGCGACGCCGACGCGCTGCCCGATTCCGGCCGCGTGATCTATACCGGCGCCGCGCCCCTGACGGCGGACGCCTTTACCGGCATGCTCTACCTCGGCGGTGCCGCCGGGCGCGACCTCGGCGCTCTGAACATCACCGGTACGCTGGTCGTGCGCACCGATCCGAACGGCACGGTCACCGTCGGCGGCGCGGTCGATGCGCTCACCGTTGCAGCCGAGGGCACGACGGTCGCGGGCAGCGGCCATGCCGACCTTGTGCGCGTGCTTATGCGCGGCTGCACGGTCACGCTCGCAGCCGATCAGACCAGTCAGGAGTATGACATCATGCTTCAGGGTGTCGGCACGGTCGTGACCGATCCCGTGCCCGCGCTCTCGCCGGAGTGCCGCGCCATCGACCTGTACGTGACCTATCGCTATTTCCCCGCGGAATACAAAGCCGCCCCCGGCAAGGCGACGCTCGTCTGGTATGTTGACGGCGTGCAGCAGCCGACGCGCAGCTACACGCTCGACGGCAGCTCCATTACGCCGGGCTTCCACATTGCCGAGTCGGTCTGGAAGCGCGATATGCCCACGCAGCACACGGTGGAGATCCTGTTCTTGTGCGGCACGGATGCGATCCGCACGACGTTTGTCGTCCCGGTCAACAACTATTCGGACGCGGAGTATCAAAGCCTGCAGAGCGCGCAGTACCCGTATCAGCTCGAGGTCGTGCGCAACCAGTGCACGGTGCTGGTCTATGGTCTGGATAAGAGCGGAGAATACTCCATCCTCCATCACGCCTTCGTCTGCGGCCCCGGCCAGACCACGCCGATCGGCACGTTCCGCACGCCGTTCAAGGCGGCCTGGCATCCGCTGCAGGGCTGCTGGGGGCAGTACTGCACGCAGATCGTCGGCAACTATCTCTTCCACTCCTCGCCGTATAACAGCCCGAACAAGAATGACCTGTCCTACCGGCTGTATAACCAGCTTGGCACAGTCTGCTCGCACGGCTGCGTGCGCCTGACGGTGGCGGATGCGAAGTGGATCTATGACAATTGCCCGCTCGGTACGACGGTGAAGATCTACAATGCCTCGTCCCTGCCCGTGCCGAAGCCGTCGGCTCCGTGGCTGGACATCACGAGCCCGAACCGCGGCTGGGATCCGACCGATCCCGACCCGGCGAACCCGTGGAGACAATAAAACGATTCCCCGGAGCGATCAGCTCCGGGGAATTTCTGTTCAGGTCTCAAAGCGGACGATCGTGCACAGCGTGTCCGCACTGTACAGACACACAAACGCGCCGTCGTCTGCGGCGGTATACTTGAGCGTGACGGTCTTCGTGTCCTTGACCGCCTTCGGATAGACGATGCGAAAGCCGCGAAATGCGTCGCAGCGCATGGTTTCCGGCAGCGCCTCAAGCGCGAACTCGAGATATCTCGTGTTGTGCACATGACCGTTAAAATCGATGTCGCAGCGTCGCAGCGGCAGCACCGTCTGCGTGTCAAAGACATCGGGCGCGCGCAGCCGCGGCGCAGTGTCGGGGAAGACGCTGCGTGCCTCCGGCCGGTAGGACGCGAAGCGTTCGCGGTCGATGCGCACGATCTTTTCCGTGCGCAGGTCAAACAGGATCAGCCGCGATTCGGCGCGCACGAGCTCCGTTCCGCTCGTGTCCGTGATCGTGTAATCGCGGAAAACGCGTCCCACGGGGGCATTGTCGCGCACCCAAGTCGCGACCTGCAGGGGGGCTTTGCTCTGCGGCCGGCGCACGATCTCGACGCGCCAGTCGGTCAGCACCCATGTGATGCCGCGGCGGCTGCCGTCGATCACATCGTCGCCGGAGGAATCGGAGTGGCGGCTTGCGGTGTTTTCCAGAATGCGCAGGATCGCCTCATAGGCGAGCTTGCCGTCGCGGTCAAAATCGGCGACGCCGGGGCAGTAGGTCTCGGTGTAAAACATGGCGCACCTCCCTCAGACTTCCGGCAGACAGCCGTTTGCGAACATCCAGCTGTATGCCAGCGCCCACGAGCCGAACAGGTCCGTCTCGTGCAGGGCGCGCACCTGTGCGCGCGTGTACCAGCCGGATTCGATCTCCTCCATGGGGTCGCTGCTCGGGCGGAACGTCCCCTCGGCGATGCCGAACAGGCACACCGTGCGCTCGTCGCCGATGCCGACCGTGCACGCCGCCGGCGGCAGCACGTGCGTGATGGCGACCAGCCGCAGCCCCGTTTCCTCGCCCAGCTCGCGGCGCGCGGCCTCCTCGGGTGTTTCGCCCGGCTCGATGAGCCCGCCGGGCAGTCCGTAGATGCGCTGGCCGAGCTCCATGCGAAACTCGTGGTTGAGCGCCATGTGCTCGCGCTTTGCGTCTGTGAGCACCATGACGACCGCGTCCGTGCGGTGCTGCTGCAGGTGCGCGAGCGAGTCGATGTTCCGGTCACGGCTGACCATCTCATAGGTGCGCGGGCAGCCGGTGCGGTCAATATAATGCAGGTCATAGCGGTGCAGGTATGCGCCGCCGTCTTTTTTTTCAATGTCAACGAATTGCATGGGCTTCTCCTCTTTGCAGGTGATAGTCTAGCATACCACGTTTTGCGCCGCCCGACAACAAAAAAGATCAGAGCGGCGCCGGAAGCTGTCCATTATCATTAAACGCACAGAGACTCAACTGAGTCGGCTGTGCGTTTTTTCTTTACTACAACCCCATAGAACGGAGGTGAGACTGACGGGAAAGTACCGCTACCTGACCTTCGAGGACAGGAAGAAGATCGAGGCGTGGCATCTGCTCGGAGATCGGCCGGTCGACATCGCGGCCCGCCTGAGCGTCCACCACACCACGATCTACAAGGAGCTCCAGCGAGGCGCGACCGGCACGCTGGACGCCAACCAGCGCGAAGGGTACAGCGCAGAGCTCGCCGAGAGGCGGCTGCGTGAGAGCTTCAAGCGCAGAGGTAAACGAGCACCGGCCGCACAGTAGCCAAGAACACCCGGCAGCGCCAGGCCGAAGAAAGGAGAGCCCAACATGAAAACGACCACACGACCCCGACGCTGAAAATGGACGAGCTGCGCACCCCCTCCGCGCTGCTCTCTGAAGCGATCCGGCGGTCGTGTTTCTGCTTTTCAGGGACTCGACACCACTAAGATCCCCGGCTCTGGCCGGGCCAAGACGAAAGGAGACCACCATGACACACAGCCCCAATGTGTACGGCTATGTAAACGGGAAACCCGTCTTTTCCCGAAAGCCATCCGGCAGCTCGCCGACGTCACGCTGGACAAGTACCGCAGCTCGATCCCTCGCAAAGCCTTCGAGGAGTTCGTGAAGGACATCATCGCCGGCGAGAACCGCGCGACCGCCTTCAGATACGAGGCGACCCCAATCTGCCGGGCCTCGTTCCCGTCCACGCTGGACGAGGACGACGCCCGCTGCACCGTGGAGGTCACGGTCTACCGGCTGAACGCCGTGGCCGTCACCGCCTTCCTGCTGGACGGGCCCGAGACGCTGCTGCGGCACATCGGGCTCGACGAGCGGGACACATACACCACCAAGCACGAGATCGACGACCTCGTCACCGTCGTGCACATCACCAGAGAGGAGGCGCCAGCATGGCAGCACTGAGAGACATCGCCCGAGACTTCGCCGCGGAGATCCGCGACGGCATCGGCTGGACAATCGTGTATCGCACCGGCCGCTCGTGGAACGCCCTGACAATCTGGAGCGACATCTGGAACAGCGAGTGGGAGACTGACGACCTCAACGAGGCCATCGGGATCCTGAAGGCAGACCCGGACGCCGTCATCGTCAACGGCTACTACTGCGGCCACTTCGGTGAGGACATGACCATCGACGAGATCGCCGCCGGGATCCGCTGGCACTACGAAGGCGGCCGCAACCGCCTCGCGGACTATTGCGAAGTCACGCAAGGCCGGGACGCCCTCGAGGAGGGCCGCAAGGCTGCCGAAACTGCCGGCCTCCCGCTCTGTGAGCGTCTGGCCGACGGAGGCGACGACGAGCTGAGCCCCTACGTCTACGACGGCAGCATGACGCTCGCCGATCGTGAGAAGATGCAGCAGGCCCGCGAAGCCTTCGAGAAGCTGGCCGACGCTCTGCGGGAAATCGCCGCCAAGCTGGCCGAGGCCCTGAAGCCGGTCATCAACGTCGTGCTCTCTGCCCTCAAAAAGCTCTGGAAGGTATCGGCCAAGGCCATCGGAGTGCCGCCGAAGTGGCTGCACCTCGCAGCTCACGCAAAGAAAGCCAGAACCCGGAAGAAGTACCGCAACCGCATCCGGCGCTATGTTTTCGAGGCTCTGGCTGCGGAAGGAGGTGGAGGCCCATGACAGCCAAGTGCGTCGGCTGCGGGCTCGACTGGAACGTCAGCATCTACCAGAAGATCCCCCGCACCGGCTACATCTGCCCGCACTGTGAGAGCCGGCTCCGCGCCGGCGAGACCCTGCCAAACATTCAGGCCAGCCAGAAGGCTCGGCCGCAGAGAACGAAAGGAGCAACCCCATGAAAAAGATCGCACTCAAGAACGCCGCCCGCGGCACGGCCTTCGACTATGCCGGCCAGAGCTGGATCCTGCTGGAGAATGATGACGGCCGCGCCCTCTGCCTGAGCAAGGACATCATCGAGACCCGAGCCTTTGACGATGGCAACTGCAACAACTTCGCCGTCGCCAGCAGCAAGGAATACCTCAACGGCGCCTACCTCGACAACCTGCTCGAGGACGTGAACGGCCCCAACGCCTTCCTGACCACGGAACTCGACCTGACCACCGACGACGGCCTGAAGGACTACGGCACCTGCACCGTCACCATCTTCCTGCTGACGGTCGACCAGTACCGGCGCAACCGCGACGTCATCCCAAATGCAGACGACTGGTGGTGGCTGTCCACCGCCTTCAGCACGAAGTCTAACGGCTACGAGTCACTCGCCCGCTTCGTCTACTCCGATGGCACGCTGGACGGGAGCAACGCCGACCGCGGCGACAGCGGCCTGCGCCCCGCTTGTTATCTGGACTCCGATCTCCTGATCTCCGTCGAGGACGACGAAGCCACAGACGACGTCACGCCGGAGCACGCCGGCGAGATCATCGCGGCGCTGGCCGAGCAGTTCGGCGGCACCTTCGCCACCGAGGATCAACTGACCACGGCCCTCTCGTTTATGCTCGGCACCCTGAGAGCTACCCGCGAGAAGGAGGCCCGGCATGAGTAACCTCTCCACCCTGTTCGACCGCTACAAGGCCCTCGTCGTGTTTGATACTGAGACCAGCGGCCTCGACTTCGACAACGACCAGATCATCGAGCTCGCCGCCCTGCGCGTGGAGCGCACGGCCACCGGCGGCCTGCGGATCGCCGGCAAGATGGACACCTTCATCAAGCTGCCCGAGGGCGAGACCCTCCCGGAGAACATCGTCAGCCTGACCGGCATCACCGACGAGCGGCTCCAGACCGAGGGCGTGCAGCCTGCCAAGGCGGCCGGCCAGATCGCCAAGCTCATGCAGAACGGCCCGACCATGATGATCGCCCACAATGCGCAGTTTGACGCCTGTTTCCTCCGTGGCCTGCTTCGCGGCCAGAAGGTCGGCCGGATCGACTGGCTGGACAGCCTGACGGTCTACAAAGACCGCAGGGCCTACCCGCACAAGCTCGCCAACGCGATCATCGCCTACGACCTCACCGACAAGGTACAGAACAGCCACCGCGCCATCGACGACGTGCTGGCCCTGTTCGAGGTACTGAAGGCGATGGACGACGAGCGCGAGGATCTCGGCAGCTACGTCAACCTGTTCGGCTACAACCCCAAGTACGGCGTCAGCGGCCGCCGGATCGTGGGCGTCAGATATGAGCCGCAGAGCTTCAGCAAGGGCCTGACTCGCCCGGAGCAGACGCTCCCGGCCCGCGTGGCGCGGAGGTAACAGCATGAGCCCGGAGATCACGATCACGAGCGAGGAGCTGCGCGAGCGCGTCGAGGATCGCCTCGACCGCTGGATCCCTGACGACGTCTGGAACCGTGCCGAGCCCTACGCCCGCCACAAAAACGAAGTAAACCGGCAGCGGCACCCCGAGATCGACTACTACGACAACGACTACCTCGTGCTGCTGACCGCTGACACCGTCCGAGAGACCGAGTTCAGCGACCTCACTCACGCCCTCTGTGATCTGACCGTCGCACGGGCTCAGTGAAAGGAGAAACCAATGGAAACCACAAAAGAAAGGGCCGCCCGTTGCGACCGGGCGACCCATGCGAGAAGATCCAGCAGCCTGCCAGCATACGGATCCCGCACCGCAAGTATAACACGCCGGCGCCGCCGTGCCAAGAGGAAAGCCCTGAGAGCTGCCACGCTGGCCGCTGCCGTCCTTCTGCTGGGCGGCATCTCTGTGGCAATCTTCACCACCCCGACCGGCAGCAAGCAGGAGACCAACATCCTGCCGCCGACCACCACCGTCGGCGCATACATCCCGGACACCACCGCCCCGGCCGCTGAGACCGTGGAGCCGACCGAGCCCGCCGTGCGCTACCCTCTGACCGACGCCGAGCGCGACGTCGTCGAGCGCGTGGTCATGGCCGAGGCCGGCGGGGAGTCCTTCGAGGGCCAGATGCTCGTCGCTCAGTGCATCCTCAACGCAGCCGAGAAGCGCGGCGTCGACCCCTCTGAGGCCGTCGTCCTTTACAGCTATACCAAGAGCCGGCCGGATCCCACGCAGCGCGTCAAGGACGCCGTCGCGGCCGTGTTCGACCGAGGCGAGACCGTCGTGGACGAGCCGATCCTCTACTTCTACAACCCCGCCCTCGTGACCAGCGACTTCCACGAGAGTCAGATCTTCGTCATCGAGGAAGGCGGGCACCGTTTCTTTGCAGAAAGGAGTACCAGATGAAACACCTCACCGAAATGAAGCCGGGCGAGACCCTGCACCTCCGCAGCGGCCGCGACCTCGAGCTCGAGAGCGTCACCCCTGTCACCTGCGGCGTGATGCTCACCTTCAACGTCACCGAGAGAAAGGAGGCTGCTGAAAAATGATCCAAGCCAACACCGTCATCACCGGCGACAGCCTGACCGTGCTGCGTGACATGGAGGCCGACAGCGTCGACATGGTCATCACTGACCCGCCCTACGGTATCGACTACCAAAGCGGCCGAAAAGAAAAGGCCAGCCGTCTCGCAAAAATCGCCAACGACAAGGCCCCGTTTATCTGGTGGATCTATGATGCCGCCAGAGTCGTGAAACGCGGGGGGGGGTACTCTGTTTTACCCGCTGGGACGTTCAGCAGGTATTCATCGACGCGCTGCGTCTCGCTGGCCTGACGGTCAAGTCGGTCATCGTGTGGGACAAAAAGGCGCACGGCATGGGAGACTTGAAAGGATCTTTTGCCCCGCGATATGAGGCCATCATCTTCGCAACCAAGGGACGCTACGAGCTCCCGGGAAAACGGCCGGACGACTTGATCGCCTGCGCCAAGGTCGGAAACCAGAGCCTCACCCACCCCAACGAGAAGCCCGTGGCGCTGCTGGAGCAGCTCATCGAAGCTACCACCATCCCCGGCGCCCTGATCCTCGATCCCTTCGCCGGCAGCGGCTCCACGCTGGCTGCGGCCGCGAAAACCGGCCGGCAGTACATCGGGATCGAGATAGACGAACAATACAGCAAGCTCGCGGCCGCCAGAGCCGCCGAGCACCATCAGAAAGGAGAAACAACATGAGCGATAAGACCACCGCGGCCCTCGCTGCCGAGCAGGCAGACGTCGAGGCCACCACCACACAGGAGCCCGAGCTGCTGCCTGCTGCCACGCTGGACGAGCTGGAGCAGGTCGACCTCGGCACCGTCGCAGAGGGCGAGCGCGCCCCGTTCCGCATCACCGACGACCGCTGTGCCGACTGGGCCATCCGCAAGATCGCCGACGAGCGCAGCGAGTACGACCGTCTGAAGGCTCTGGCAGACGAGCAGATCGCGGCCATCAACGAGAAAGTCGCCGCCGCCCGCAAGCGCATGGAGAACGGCACCTCGTACCTCACGAGCTGTCTGGCCGACTTCTTCGCCACCGTCCCCCACAAGGAGACCAAAACGACGGAGAAGTACCGCCTCCTCTCCGGCACGCTGACCTTCAAGAAGGGCACCACCAAGACCAAGCTCGACGAGACCAAGCTGGTGCCGTGGCTCAAGGCCAACGGCTACGGCGAGCTCGTAAAGGTCGAGGAGTCAACCCGCTGGACTGATCTGAAGAAGCTGCTCAGCTACACCGGCGACATCGCAACCCTGACCGAGACCGGCGAGATCGTGGAGGGCGTCACCGTCTACGAGACCCCGGGCATCTTCACGGTCGACGTGTAAGGAGGCACCGACATGGCAGAAACCAAGAAAACCGAGGCGGCCGCTGCTGCGGCCCCTCCTGAAGCCGCCTGCCTGACGCTCCGGCAGAAGCTCGTCGAAATGCGGAAAGCCTGCCCGGAGATCGTCAAGAAGCAGCACAGCGACGGCGTCAGCTACAAGTACGCCAAGATCTACGACGTGTGGGAGAAGATCACCCCCATAATGAACGAGCTCGGCGTCGACTTCGACGTCATCAGCGAGCAGGCCACCCGCCACGCAGAGAACGGCGACCCGGTCTACTGGATCACCATGCAGACCAAGACCCGCAACGGCGACAAGCTCATGTTCCTCTACGAGGCCGACCTGACGATCCGCTGGCTGAACCTCGACAACGACGACGAGACCATCGAGGCCACCGTCCACGCCGTCGGCTGGAACGATGACCCGGCCAAGGCCAAGGGTGCGGCCCACACCTACGCCCTGAAATACTACCTTTTCGAGAAGTTCACCGTCGACCAAGGTGAGGACGACCCCGACAACAGTGACTTCGGCGCGCAGGGCAAAGGATCCGGCGCTGGAGGCCGCCAGCAGGCCACGCAGGGGCGTCAGGGGCAGGGCTCCGGCCGCCTGAGCGACGCGCAGCTCGCACGCCTCTACAAGAAGGCAGAGGCCGCAGGAATGACCAAGGAGCGCACCAACGCCCGGATCGTGGAGAAGTACAAAAAGCAGGATCCGGCCACCCTGACCCGCCAAGAGTACGACGAGATCTGCACGTCACTCGACAACGCGGCCGCACAGCATAACCAGCAAGGAGGAAACGCCTAATGTATAACCACACCGGCCTCCAAGGCCGTCTAACCGCCGACCCTGAGCTCAGGTACACGCAGCAGGGCACGGCGATCACCAGCTTCACCCTCGCCAGCGACACCGGCCGCAAGACCAAGGACGGCAAGAAGATCACCAACTTCATCGAGTGCGTCGCATGGCGCGCGCAGGCCGAGTTCGTCTGCAAGTACCTGAGCAAGGGCCGCCTCGTCCTCGTCGAGGGCGAGCTCACCAGCCGCAGCTACGAGGACAAGGACGGCAACCGCCGCAAGGCCGTCGAGATCACGGTCGACTCCGTCCACTTCTGCGACAGCAAGAAGGACGGCGGCCAGAGCTCCGGCAGCGACTTCGCCGATCCGGGCTACTCTGAGGGCTCTGGCGACTTCACGGAGATCGAGGACAATGGCGACCTTCCCTTTTAACCTGACCGCCGGACGACCGGCAGACGACCAAAAACAGGCCACAAACCAACGACCACAGAAAGGAGGTGACGACCGTGGCATGGCTGCAAGTGCATCAGACACTCAAGGATCACCGCAAACTGTTCGACGCTGCTGACCAGCTCGAAGTCGAGCCGCCGCACATGATGGGGCTGCTCGTCTCGTTCTGGCTGTGGGCCCTCGACAATGCCCCGACCGGCAGCCTCTCGGACATCACGCCGCGCATGATCTCGCGGGCCGCTCAGTGGGACGGAGACCCTGAAAAGCTGGCGAAAACGCTGATCCGGGCGGGCTGGATCGACGAAAAAGAGGACGGGACGCTCGAGATCCACGACTGGTACGAGTACGCCGGCAAGCTGATCGACCAGCGGCAAGCCGAGAAAGAGCGCTCCCGCAGTCGCCGGGCCGCTGCTGCGGCGTCTGCCGACGCCTCGCCAGACGACCCAACGCCGACCGCCGGACGACCGGCAAACAGCCGCAAGAAAGCCGGAGGCAGAGTAGACCAGAGTAGAGAAGATAAGACAAGAGAAGGTAATACACCCCCTTCCCCCTCTGACGAGGGGAATGACGGCGGCACAAAGTCGCTCGTCGAGGTCAGATTTCTCGAGTTCTGGAAAGCCTACCCGAAAAAGACCGGCAAGCAGTACGCTCTGAAGGCGTGGAACAAGATCAAGCCCACCGCTGAGCTCCACGAGAGGATCATGCAGGCGGTCGACGCTCAGAAGCGGAGCGACCAGTGGCGCCGGGAGAACGGGCGCTACATACCGAACCCGAGCACATGGCTCAACGGCGGCTACTGGGAAAACGAGGAGGTGAACGAAGGTGCAGAAAATCAGCGAGATCCTGAACAGCCCGACAGCTCCGGCCGAGACTGGGGCAAGGGCTTCAAGCCGGCCGACGACGAGTGACGCCGGTAACTGGATCTGGAGCAACGACGAGCGCCTCGCCGGCCGTCCCGGAGTCCCTGAGCCCGTCCCCTGCGAGTTCTGCGGCGCCCTGCGCTACCACAAGGGCATCCAGCTCGGCAACCGCATCCTCTGGCCTCCCTACGGAGCCGAGCGATGCACCTGCCCCGAGGCTGTGGCTGCCTACGAGAAGGAGAAGGCAGAGCGCGAAGCTGCTGAGGCCGCAGCCGCCAAGGCTGAGGAGGAGAAGAAAATGCGGGAACGCATCAAGCGCATCGTCGGCGAGTCCGGCATGGGCGACCGTTTCCTGCGGCGCACCTTCTCCACCTTCCAGCTCACCGACGACAACAAGCGAGCAGCGGCAGCCGCCCGGCGCTATGCAGAAGGCTTCGACGCCATGCTGCCGCAGCCCGGCCGTCAGGAGCCCGGCCGCAACGGCCTGTTTATCGCTGGCCCGCCGGGCACCGGCAAGACCCACCTCGCCGCTGCCATCGCCAACCACCTGATCGCGCAGGGCAAGCCGGTCATCTGCATGACGATGATCGACCTGCTGGAGCGTATCAAGCGCACCTACTCCGCGACCGGCGGCAGCGAGAGCGACGTCCTGAAGATCTACAAGACCGTCCCGCTCCTCGTGATCGACGACATCGGCAAGGAGCCGCCGACAGAGTGGGCGATCTCCACGGTCTACAACATCATCAACGGCCGCTATGAGGCATACCTGCCGACCATAGTGACCACCAACTACGACACCGAGGCCCTGATCGACCGCATGACGCCGCGGGAAAGCCACGACAGCATGACGGCCCGGGCCACCATCGACCGGCTCATGGAAATGTGCAGGGGCATCACCCTCACCGGCCAGAGCTGGCGCTCACGATAGGAGGAACAACATGAAAAAGGTTTACATCTGCTCCCCGTGCCGCGGGGACTACGAGAACAACATCCAGCGTGCCAAGGAGTACAGCCGCGCGGCTGTGGAGAAGGGCGTCATCCCCGTCACCCCGCACATCTATCTCACGCAGTTCATGGACGACAATGTCCCCGAGGAGCGTGAGCTGGCCCTGAAGATCGGCAGCGAGCTGGTGCTCGGCTGCTCCGAGCTGTGGGCCTTCGGCATCGACCACCCTTCGGCCGGCATGGCCGCGGAGATCGAGCTCGCCAAGGCGCACGGCATCCCCGTCCGCAACGGCTTCGAGGCCATCAGCGAGCTGAAGCCCGACGAGGAGCCAGAGGACAAGCCTGACATCGGCAGCGTGACGCTGCACCTGCCCGCCTTCAGGGCGATGGCCGTCTGCAACCAGCACCTCGACCACGGCCCCATCAGCATCGAGCTGGATGGCAGCGTCATCCTCGAGCTCGCCGACCGCCTGATCTCCGATCCGGGCGTCCACATCGAGATCGGAGGCTGAACGCCGTGACGAAGTACGACCCGAGAAAGAACGCGGAGGGCTACAACGACCCGACGCCCTACGCAGCCGAAAAACACATGATGGCGCAGATCCGTGGCAAGCAGGCCAGAGTCGCCGGCGGCTACTTCGAGAATATCATCTCGGCCTCGTGCGACTACTACCTCAGCCGCGGCCTCGCCAAGATCGAAAAGACGCCGGAGCCCATGAAGCCCCTCGGCGCCAAGAACCGCAAGGGCCAGTTCCTCGCCTGCTATACCAAGCAGGCCCAGCCGGACTATGGCGGCACCCTGAAGGGCGGCCGGAGCATCTACTTCGAGGCCAAGCACACCGACGACGAGCGCATCGAGCAGCGCCGGCTCACCCAAGAGCAGCAGGACGACCTCGAGGCCCATCACAAGCTCGGCGCCATCGCCTTCGTGCTCGTCTCCGTGAGCCTGACGGACTTCTACCGCGTGCCGTGGCCCGTCTGGCGTGATATGGCCGAGATTTACGGCCGCAAGTACATGACGCACGCAGAGCTCTCCCGCTACGAAGTGCCGGCGACGGCCGGCTTCATCAAGTTCTTGCACGGCATCGAGTCGGAAATGCCCGGAAAGGAGGCAGCCCATGATCCCACTCCCTGACAAGAAGTACAGCATCATCTACGCCGATCCCCCGTGGAGCTATCAGAACCGCGGCACCAGAGCGGCAGCCTCCAAGCACTACGACACCATGACCATCGAGGACATCAAGCGCATGGGCGTCGGAGCTGCGGGGGGTATTGTTAACGAGGATTGCGTGCTTTTCATGTGGGCGACCTTCCCCGTGCTCCGCGAGGCCCTCGACGTGATCGAGGCGTGGGGCTTCAGCTACAAGACCGTCGCCTTCAACTGGGTAAAGCAGAACAGAAACGGCACCGGCATCTTCATGGGGCTCGGAAACTGGACGCGCAGCAACTCGGAGATCTGCCTGCTGGCGACTAAGGGCAAGCCGAAGCGCATCAGCGGCAGCGTCCGCAGCGTCGTCCTCTCACCGCTCCAGCAGCACAGCAGAAAGCCGGCCGAGATCCGCGACAGGATCGTCGAGCTGATGGGAGACCTGCCCCGCATCGAGCTTTTCGCCCGAGAAGCTGCCCCGGGATGGGACGTGTGGGGCAACGAAGCGCCGACGCCTGAAGTCAAGGACGCGCCAGCCGACAGCGTCGAGCTGGCCGGAAAGGAGGAAACACATGAACCAGACAACCAAAGAGACCCGGCGCCGCAGCTATGACGCCGTACTCCCCAAGCGGGCCGCCCGCTGCCGCCTGATCCTCGAGACCCTCGGCAACCGTGAGCTCACGGCCAGCGAGATCACCGAGGAGCTCGTCGCAGCCGGCCGGATCCCGTACTTCAACCGCAACTACGTCGCCCCGCGGCTCACAGAGCTGAAGGAGATCGGGATCCTCACGACGGTCGGCCGCCGTAAGGCCACCCGCTCGGACGCCACCGAGGCCGTGTGGGCCAGAGCGGAGCCTTCAGGCCCCACGGGACAGACGGCCGCAGCCTACGCAGACAACCCGACCGAGGCCGAGCAGATGACGCTCGGATCGGCCACCTGAAAAGAAAGGAGAAACCCCATGAACGAACAGAACCAGCGCGACAGCATCATGTCGATGGCTCGCGGCGCCTTCGAGGAGCGCGTCGACTATGAGATGGACAAGGTGATCCAGAACATCCTCGACCCCAACACGAAGGCCACGGCCAAGCGCAAGATCACCCTCACCATCGAGCTGACCCCGGACGACGAGCGCCGCACCATCGGCGTCTCCGTGACGGCCAAGTCTACGCTCGCAGCCACCAACCCCGTCGCCACGGCCCTCTATGTCACCTCTGACGGCAACGGCGAGCTCGTCGTCGCCGAGATGGTGCCGCAGGTGCCCGGCCAAATGAACATGGACGGCACGCAGCAGGAGGCCCCGAAGCTCCTGAAGCTCGTCCAGCACGGATAACCACCCACAACACAGAACAAGGAGGACAACACAATGCTCGCAAAAATGATCGACAAAATCGTCAGCCTGAAGGAGACCAAGATCTTCGAGATCGACGGCCAGACCTACACTGACGCAGCACTCACCCGCATCCCGCCTCACGTCGACCGCCCTTACTCCATCGACGTCAGCGGACTCGATAGCATCTGCAAGCTGATCCGCACCGAGCTCGAGAAGGTCGGCACGACCATCATGGTGCAGGTCAAGAGCAACGACACCGTCGAGGTGATGACCACCTACCTGAGCGACTTCTCCCGCAACACGCTCTACCGCGCCAAGGCTGACGCCCCGGGCCTGTACACCGGCTTCAGAGGACGCGAGGTAGCTCTGATCGAGCTGCGGAGCCTCTGCATCCCTAACGAGGGCACGGCCTACCTGCTCGACCTGCTGAGTCGTATGACCAACGAGAACAGCGTCAGCACCAACGACAACGGCGTCACGCAGACCGTCGAGGCCCGTCAGGGCGTCGCCCTCAACGCGCTCGTCGAGATCAAGCCCCGCGTCATGCTGCGGCCGTTCCGCACCTTCCTCGAGGTGGAACAGCCCGAGAGCGAGTTTCTGCTGCGCGTGGATCCCGACGAGGGGATCGGCTTCTTCGAGGCCGACGGCGGCATCTGGAAGCTCGAGGCCAAGAAGAACATCGCCGACTACTTCCTGAAGAACATGGGCGATCTGATCGACGCCGGCAAGGTCGTCGTCATGCAGTAAATGGAGCGCCGGGCGGGCTCCAGCCCGCTCGGCTTTTCTGAAAGGGGCAGCACCGTGAAAGAATACGAAACCCTCACCCGTGAGAAGGTCGACGTCGTGCCCTTCGGCTGCGGTATGCCGGAGACCCACCTGATGCAGGACTGGAGCGACAGGATGCTCGACCTGATCCTGAACGGGCCCACCATCAACGGCATCAAGAAGGACGAAGTGCGGGCCATGCTGCGCGAGACCTACACGGCCCTGAAGCAGTACGAGAAGATCGGCCCGATGGCCTCGCCATTCATCAACGACCCGACAGCCATCGTGGCCCGGGCCTTCTCCGAGCTCTACCCCGGCATCGAGTACGTCGCGCAGTACGTCCCCGACCTGCGGGACGAGACCAATGGCACCGCCTACGGCCTGACTATCTTCCCCGACGACGGCAGCACGCCGATCGTCTGCATCTCGGCCGAGGCGCCCATCAGTGCCGCCCCTGAGCTGCTGGCGCACGAGCTGGCCCATGTCGCCACCCCGGAGGACACGGAGCACGGCGAGAGCTGGAACGCGGCGTCGGAGGCCATATTCAAGAAGTACAACGAGCTCCTCGACGCCATGATCCCCGACAAGCCCGAGCCCGTCCTCACGCCCCACAAGCCCGGAGACGGCGGGATCCTCACCATGCCGCTGTGCAACAACGTCCCGGAGCCTCCGACGGACGACTGGCGGCTCACCACCTGCCCCGTCTGTGGCGCTGAGTGCTGGCAGACAGACACGGCCCGCCGGATCCTCGCACTGGAGCCCGACGTCCGAACCGCCTGCACAGCCTGCGCGCTGAAGGGGCTCGGCAAATAATACTGGAGGTAATACATGAACAACGAAAGAAACAACACGACGGCCGGCGGGATCGGCTTCTGTGGCCTTCTCGCCGTCGCCTTCATCATCCTGAAGCTCACCGGCGTCATCAACTGGAGCTGGCTGTGGGTACTGGCCCCCATCTGGATCCCGACCGCCATTACCATCGCCATCATCGTGATCGTGCTCGTGGCCGTACTGGTCAGAGAGCTGACGAAGGGAGGCCGCCCGTGATGACCACGGAGGAGCGCCGGGCCCTGCTGGATCGTGCGATCACGACCTACGGCGCGCCGGCACAAATGGACATGGCCGTCGAGGAGATGGCCGAGCTGACCAAAGCCCTCTGCAAAATCAAACGGGCACAGGCTGGCTGCGAAGTGACCGCAGCGATCGGCAACGTGGTCGAGGAGATGGCAGACGTCCAGATCATGCTCGACCAGCTCCGCATCATCTTCCACCGCTCTACCGAGGAGGCAGAGGAGGCGAAACTGGAACGGCTGAAAAACCGTCTTGACGGCCGAAACAACTGGCAAGACTCCAGCCTCCACAAGTGGATCGAGAAGCAATTCTCAGCAGGAGGTGACGGCCATGAATAAAGCAACCTGCCGGGGCTGCGGCGCTCCGATTGTCTGGATCAAGACACCGGCCGGGAAGGCCATGCCGTGCGATCCGGCGCCGGTCTACTATAAGGCAGCGCCCGGCGGGAAGGACAAGATCGTCACCACCCGGGGCGAGGTCGTGAGCTGCGAGATCGTGCCCGGAGGTGAGGCCGCAGACGCTGGATACCGGCCCCACTGGGCCACCTGCCCGCAGGCCGGGCAATTCAAGAGAGGAGGCCGAGCCCGTGAATAAGATCATCATAAACACCGGCATCACAGCCGGGGACGTCTGCCCAAAATGCCTCGGATCTGGAAAAGTAAAAGCGATGCAGATGGCGAGGTGCATCAACGGGCCGACCGTCCGCGTCGAGGACACGCGAGTCGCCTGCGACCTCTGCGGAGGGAGCGGAAGGCTGAAAGGAGGCAAACATGGCAAAGAATAAACCGCAGCCGCAGACCGGCCCCGAGATCGAGGAGTACAGCACCACGGCCACGCCGAAGGCATACGCCGGCAGCGTCCCCGTGTTCTGC